ATAGCCACAATCTACAAAGCCTACTTGGATGGAGGGAATGCCAAAAAATACTTTATCAACCGGCTTGCAGGCAATAAAGCACTCGGTCCTGCCATCATTGAGGAGATTATACGCAAACGGTTTCTCTCTCTTGAACCGGGCTAAGGTTTCCCAATCAACCGAATGGAAATCATCGGCTAAGAATGTAAAATACTCATCATCGGAGGCTTTGCATCTTTGGAGAGCATAATGCCAATTAGCCCAAAATCCTTCCTTGCCTTTATGATTGAGTCTATGAAACTCACAACTACCCACGAAAGGCATTGCATCAAAATCCGAACCATCATCAATAACAATCGGCTTCTCCGGACATTCGTCAATCAACCTCTTTAGCATCTCCGGCCGGTTGTATGAGAATATGATTATCATTCGATTTCGGTATCTAGCACTTGATAGGTCATTGTGCATCGGCAGTTGATAGTATTGCCGGGAGAGCCGGCTCTATCTCCAGGATGTTGGAGTTGCTCTCCGCTTACATTAAAGGCTTGATCTAATGGGATGCCTTTGTCCTCATCCATCGAATAGTGATCGAATATATCTTTTGGGTCTAATCCTCTTGTTCTATTGTCGCGAGTAGCTAACCAAAACTTTTGCATAGGAAAGCCAGTTTCCTGCGCTCCCATTAAAGAACCTGCGTTGGAGGCTCGTATGATTTCCGTTCTACCTATCAACTCGGCGCGCCGTTCGGATATTTGATATAAATCGAAAAGATTATTTTGAAACTCCCTTATCCCCCATCCCTCGATGATGGCCCTCTCGGCTACCGCTCGGATTCCGTCTTGCGTATAAGTATCAATCCCAACTATCAAATCGGTTGTATTATTGGTGAACCATCTACTAACCCACTCATCCCAATTTATCTCGGTCTTTAGTGCCTTTTGTGTGAATTGAGAATAGGTATCTTTTGCAAACTGCTTCATTACCCTCGAATATACATTGAACATCGCATTCTCCATCGGCGATCTGCTTATGCTATACTCTGCCGATATACCGCTTTGCTTTACCTTATCGAGATATTCATTGGCTTGAGTCTTTAGCGCTCGAGAGAACTCGGTTTTAGCGTATTTTATATAAGATGCTCGCTTACGGTCGATTGTTTTCCATGTCATAACCTTGAGCTTCTCTTTTCTGTATTGAGAAGTGCAAATGGCTACCGCTTGTTCTTGCGGAGTTCCTTCATCGATAACGAACCGAACGCATCGGCTCATAAAAGAACTTTCGGCCTCGTTAGGCTTTGGAGTTGGTATTGGCATATTCTTGTTTCAACCGCTTAATATCTTCCTCTGTCATTTCGAAGGTTGTATCCGGGATAAGATTGGCCGGGATATATCGAGCATCATCGCCGATAGGCTTATATCCCATTTCAACTCTCTTCTCGTCTAATGTAAGCCACCACGCTTTTTCTAGCCAACTTACTTTCTCGCTTGTTTCCTGGCCTATTGCGTCAATAGATTGTACGTCAAAATCTAGGTGATAGCGTTTATCCTTGAATCTCGGAACGATAGACCGGTTCATTTCCGCAAAATCTCTCACTAGCGAAGGGATTACATTGTCGAGATATAATTGCTTTCGAGATTGCTCTTTGTTGGCGTTGGTTTTATTGTCCGGATCGTTTAATAATTCGGATGGGAAGTTGAACACATTACATACATCTCTTTGCGACATCTTACCGCTCTCTAATATCTCTAAATCAACCGGAGGGATTCCAAAAGCTTGAAAGCCTAGTTTAGCACTTGAAACGAGCCAAGATTTGTAATTGTCCGGCCCTTGCATTGATCGGAGATAATGCTCTAATTGTGCGCGTTGCTCCTCCGTTAAACGGTCAATATCCGGATCATCCGGAAATACTACACCACTTGCTCCACCATTACGGAAGGCCTTTGATAGTGCGTTATCTCCATCATTACCTAATCGGATAGAGTTACGTGCTGATTTGAGCGGACTCATACCGTATAAGTGAGAACCTACTCCATCGTAATCCGGATTCCAGTATTTCCAATGCATTACACTCTCGGCCTCTAGTCGTTCGCCGGAGAATCCGTAAACATCTAAGATGTACGCTTTAACTAAACTCTCATACGAAGCATCGGCAATCAATTTCGTGAATTGCGAAGGCATTACCCACATCTCTCCAATAGAACCATCGCCCAACTCGACAAAATGCGTATAACCATTTCCGGTAATTAGCTGAAAGCCTTTCATATTCTCATACCATTCCGGATACCCTTGCAATGGGTTAGGTTGGTGAATAAGCTTATACAACGGATCGCGCTCGTCTAATACATCCTCAAAGGCTTGCTCTTTTAATTCAAGAGCGTAATCGATATTCTTTTGGGTTGCGCCGTTTCGCATCGCATACTTCATCGAACGGTATTGGTGCGCCTTCTTGACATCTTTAACTTCGTGTACCACCGGAGGAACGGCGGAAGCGGAGCGCGTAATCCCATTCACTACCGCATACACATCCGGATTGTTAGAATAGGCATCCTCAACATATCCCTCTTGAGTATCGGCGAAGGAGATAGGCATACCGGATTGATAACGAAACAACTGCCGATTGAGTCGGTTAATATTCTGTTGTTTCTTGAAAGGGATTAAGTCGCTAAAATTCATTTGCAAATGTTTTGATACAATTTAACAATTTTTTACGAGTTAATAAATAAAGAAACATAAGCCGATCAAAACCTATGTAACGAACAGAAGAATACAATGGATTATATCAAATCAAATTCGAGTTTCTTGCGCCGGAGTTTATCCGTTAAACAATATCTAATTGCATCGATGCCGTGATTGAAATCGTCTATCGGTTTATTGGTTGATACGCCATGCCTATCCTTAGCCCAAATATACGAAGAAAATTCCTCAATTAGATTCTTACTTGAGGTATGTACCACGATAGGATATTCATTCATTCGCTGGATGCCGTACATTATCGAGTCTTTACCTTTTTGCGCCGGAGATACCCATATTCCCTCCCTCTTTAGCTCCTCGATGCTTTTAGGCTCGGCGCTATCCGCTATTATTTGATCCGTAATACCTAAATCCTTTATCAAACGGCTAATATCTTGGTTTGTGAGGCCTTTCCGGTAAATATGCTCCCTAACGTATAATTGGCCTCCAGAGAGTCGTATCTCAATTAAGGTTGTAGGATCATTAGTAAAACCGAAGTCCATCCCGAAGGCTCTCCATTTGTACTCCTCTGGCCATTCGCTTGATGTTTCAAAGTTTGGAAAGATAAGCCCTTCCAACCTTCCGACTTTACCCTCCCCATATACTAGCCACCGGTATTCGTTGGCCGTACCTCGTTTTATATTTTCCGGAGTTGGTTTGTAGCTCTCTATCTTTTGAATGATGGAAGGAGATAGGAATCGACGATTGTCATTGTACGTTGTTATTACCCACTCGACATCCTCTCTACCCTCTAATTTATCATGCGCCCAAAATCTCGCGCTTGGGTTAAAGTCTAATATCGTTTGCTTGGATGTTCGGAGGTTGATTTGCTCGAATATACCGTACTTAATCGCGTTGGCCTCGTTAAAAAAAGCTCTATCTCTTTTACCGGATCGGGCATCGTACTCATCCTGGAATGATTTAAACTCCATAACCGAACCGCTAACACTCCGGAATAATCTATCGGATTCGTTGAGATATGGCCATTGAGCCTTTACCGACTCATTATCCGCCCAAATGTTTTTTGCATCTCGATAAGCGCCGGACTTTAGATTGGGAACATCCTCTGCGATTACGGTAATAACCTCTCCCTCATTATCAGCACCCAATCCAAAAAGACATTGCAGAATGCCGTAAGTTTTGCCTGATGATGTTCCGCCTTGATGTACGACTATCGGCTTATCGCTCGTCAGGCTCTTTAGAATCTTTCGGTTTACTTCCATCTACAATCTCCATTCTTATCGGCGGAAGTGATCCGCTGTGTTCTCTGTATTCCATTGCTAAGGCCTTGCGCTCGTCATTAGTTGCTAGTAGCTTGTAAAGAGCCAGGAGGCCGGCCGGTGATTTGCTTTGATGTAGCTTTGAACGGATGGATACTTTGGTTCTCATCGCGTTCTTATTGAGTCTTTCTTTTATGGCCTTCGATTTCTCCGAATCAGGAGGAAAATGCTCGTAGAATGTACTCTCTGCAATACCTAGATAAGCCACTACATCAGAAACAAAGAATAGATTGTTTTTGTCTATCTCCTCCAATGCTCTTTCGTATAATTCGCTAGTCTTGTACGCCATAAGGCTCTCCGTTTATTTTTATCTCCAACGTATCATCTAGCTTTTTCATTCGGTCGATAATGACTTGGCAATACTTAGGATCTAACTCTATTGTTAGAGACCTCCGCCCCGTTTTTTCACAGGCTATAATACTAGTCCCACTCCCCC